TGCATGGGTTGATTAATCGTTGGCGTTCTGTCCAACTGCCTCTTTGCCGCAATCAAGTCCGCCAAGCGTGACTCAGCACGACTGCTAGTGCCAAGCGCAAGCTGCGACAACCGTTGGGCGTTTGTTGGAGCCGTTGCCGACATCATCTGCCGGGCCTCCCTGACCACAGACACATTCTCGAGAATCTGCTGCTCGGTCACGCCGGTAATCTGACCGGTCGTCCGCATATTGTTCGCCCATTGAGTGACCTTGCCTAGGTCTTCATTTATGTCGTTGAGAAACGAACGGCTATTGGCCATTTTCTCAGCGAGGTTTGTATAGTAATCCTTTCGGGTCTGTTGGTACACCACGTCGGCAAGCGTGAGCGGGTTGCTCGACATACCGCCGGCTCCGAGCGCTTCACCAAGTATCTCAATAGAATTTAACTCTTGGCCTGACACAAACTGAGCCGCCGCTTCACCAAAAGCCTCCGATACCGGTTCAATAGCCAAAGCCTGACCGGCGGCCTGAGTCGTCCTGCGAGCCGTTGACGCAAGCGAAGACGGTGCTATTTTGCGTAGCATCCCGGCCGTAATGGCGTCAACAGCAGCGATGGTCAATCCGCGCTTTACGCCGATGTTTCTGGCCTCTTCCCATACCTCAGGGTCGTTAAGCCATTCGCCCTCTTGGGCTTTCTCGAGCGTGTTGTATTTTTCGCGGATGGCATCAAGAACAGACGCCGTGTACTCTAGCGAAAAACCGCTAGCGGCATTGGTGATTTTCATACCAACAGACAAAGCGGCCCTAGCACCCGCGGGACCACCAAAAACTCCGCCGATAGCCGTTGACACGGGGATAATGACCGAGCCAGTCTTCCATAAAATCGGGAACATCCGAGCCATAGAGTTTAAGGACATATTTGCTACGCCCGAAATAAACGTCACAGGGTCTGCCCCAAGAGCGCGCAAATAATCACCGAACTCTCCTGACTCTGCCGCTTCAGCGATTCGCTCCTGACCGGCCGACATTGCTGTTGATATAGCCGGGTCGTTCATCATCTTAAAAAGCTGCTCGTTGTATATCGCAAGTTTTTCTTCGTCACTTGCAACCTTTGCGGCTTGTGCGTCTAAAACCACGTTTGACATCTTTCCCTCATTCCATCCGGTGCGAATGGAGTTCCATAATCCTTGCCACTCACTCGCATATTTATCTTGGGCCTCCTTGTCGTATTTGGCATCAAAATAAGTGCGTTCTTTGAGATATACCTGAGCCGCTTGCTTTTGCCGTTGAGCTAAAAGATTGTAGGCGTCAATGGATTCGTTAAACACCCTCGCCGAAGCCGCATCAGATGGCTTGACATTCTTGATTTCCGGATTGATGGTTCCATCCGGATTCAGAAACGGAACGCCAAAATAGTCGTTAAATTTCTGATTGAGATTTCCTTGAATGGTTTTTACTTCACGATTCAGAGCAATCGCTTGTTGTTCAGCTTTCTTGCGTTCTGCCTCAAGTTGCCGGTCGGCCTCCTGACGAATGCTAGACAATGACTGAAAATAATCCTCTATGGAATCTTTCTGTTTGCGCTTTTCGTCAAGGACTTTCTCTAAACCATCAACGGTCCCTACGCCGTAAGCCTTCTTCATCTTAGCGGCTAGTCGAGCCTTTTGGGGCTCAAGCCCCGGGCGATTGGAAGACAAAATATCAATAGCATCTTCTAGGCTATTAATTTCTTCACGACTATACTTTCGCTCGAGCTCGTTCTGCTTCATTACCCCGTACTCAATGCCGTTCTGCTCCGCTACTTGTTTGCGCATCAAGTCGCCTTGGTTAATGTTCTTCCAAGAACCTTTCGCAAAAGACTCCGCCTGCCCCTTGGTGTCAAACTGATACAACTCGCCCCTCCGAACTGCTTCCTTAAAAGCCTCGTCCGGACTCTTGTACTCAACCCAATCATTCGGGTCGGACGATTGAGAATTTGGTGTCTTTTGGTATAAGGTTGGAACGGCGTAATGTTTGCCGTCAACCTCCATAGTCGTAAACAAATGCGTCGACCTAGTTCCGTCAGGATTAATCCGGGCGGCCGGCCTTGTTTCCTGAGCCTTTAATGATAGGTCAACAAATTCCTCGTTTTGGTACTGCGTTTTTTTGGCGTTTTTTGCAATAAAGCCTTTCAGCTTATCGGCCGCCTGCGCTCCATCGCCGTACAAATCAACCTCAATGTTTCCGCCACTGCTTCGGGCGACATAGTTGCCCATGGGTGTCAAATCAAAAGAAAACCCGTACTTCCCGTAATTCTTCTTCAACTCATCCAAGACGCGCTCCTTCTTCCGAAGACGAGCCGTAGCATCATATCCAAACGCATTGGTTTCGCCCGGCACGTCCTTGGTCATATCCAAGATTGACCCGCTAATCATAGCGAGCTCAGACAATGGCACTGACGCCATTTCCTCGGCCGGTTGTGCATCCGATTCCTCGCGATACTTTGCCGCCGCACCGGTTAGCTCTTCAGTGAACTGCTCTCTAAACGCTTCGGTTTTTGATTTGATTTGTTCAGAGAACTCAGGCGTGAGAAGTTCCTCGGTTTTGAGCTCTAGCTCTTCACTCGGAATGGCAGCGGCCTCCGATGCCAAGTACGGAGTCTTGGCTTGCTGCTGCGCTCTGTATATGGCATTGAGGTCAACCTTAACAGCGCCCTTCACGGGCTCTGCTTGTTTCAATGCCCGTAAAAGGTCATTCTGCTGTTTAGCCATTATTCGTTAATTTTTTGTTGGACTTTTTCGTTAAGCGCCTTGAATGCTTCGGCGTATTGCTGGCCTATATTGCCTTTTCCCTTTTCAACATTAATTACGACAAAAGCCCCTGACTTTTTGTCAACAAACGTCCTGAGAGCCGGATTGCCTGAAACTTCTTTTACCACATGGTAGTCTAGTCCCATTTTTCGAATAGCACTTTTATAGGCATCAACGCCTTTTGAAAGCGTTTCTCCGTCTTTTGTGTCAAATGCGTCTTCAAGACTATCGTTAATCTTTGTGATTATTTGGTCATGCTGGTCTGTTGATGGTGGCGAAACCATAACTTTCTCTCCCGAAACGCTGCCTGTTCCAGCAGACCTGCTCGCGCTTATGTCAAGTTCGGGGCGGGCAAGAAGGCCACCAGCGCCCAAAACGTCTGCAAGACCACTTGAGGCAAATTCACTCAATGAATTTCCGTAGGGATACGTTGTCTTTATGGTTTTTGTCTTACCACCTTCTACGACTTGCTTTGTAGCAATAATTCCCTCATTTGTGTAGTCAATCTTTGTCACTCCTAGTTTCTTGGCGAGCCTATCTGCGGCGACTTTTTTCTGCGCCGGGGTTCCGGAGTATAAGCTTTTTATTGTGCCAAGAGCCGCTTTCTCATTGTCCGTCATTTTATCTTCTTTATCGCCAGTCGTTGTAGATGCCTTTGGCATAGGCGTTTCCTCATAGGGTAGGTAGACGGATAATTGACGCTCCATAAAGTCCATAGCCGCTTTCCGTTGAGATTCGGTAATTTGAGGCTGATAGCCGTTTGGCGTTTGAACTATCTTGATTTCCTTATCGCTTTTCGGTTCACCGGTCGTGTAGGTATAGCCGTCAAGACCATTGTCGGTGAGAACGCTAGCAGCCGTATAGGGGTTCTCCAATATGGCGCCAAAGGTGCTGTTCTTTACTTCATCAAACCCCTTACGAAGGGTCACGTCGTCCTTCAACTGAACACCGGACCTACCAATAACCCTCTTGTATGGCGCGAACGTCTTACCCATCTTGACCAACTCGGAGTTTAAGTCGTATTTATCAACTTGCGTTCCGGTAATCTTGAACATGTTCTTTGCCGATAGCAAGCTCGACTTATCCGGCTTGCCGCTTTCGTCGGTCTTTGAAAAGAACAAACTGCCAGTCATGGGGTCAAAGTATCCAGAGGTGTTCTTCAGGTCGGCAATTTTTTCCGCTTGTTCATTAAGCGATAACTCAAGACCTGAAGCCTTCCCGGATTGAATGCGAGCAAGGCGGCCTTTGTGCCACTCTTGATACGACTTAATCTGGGTGAACAAACCATTCACGTCATCCGTCACATTCTGCCTCGCAATGGTGAAATCCTTTGGGCTCATGCGCCCGGCCTTTAGTTCGTTATTGATAGTCCGAAGATACTCGGCGGCATTGTTCGTGACGTTCAAAGTCCATGAGTTGACCTCGTTGTCCGACCCTTGGGGCGAATCAACGACGGCCTTCATCGTTTCACGGAACTCCTTGTCGAGAGTGGCTTTCTTCTCCTCCCGAATCTTGCTCTGCTCCTGAATCGTGTCGCTTATGCTCTTACCTATCTCTCGCCAATTAATAAATTGGTCAGCGGTACGTTCCGCGTATTTGTAGTATGTCATCGGCTAAATGATAGGGGGTTGGTCGAAAAAATGCTTTGAAGCTGAGGATTCTGTTGAGAGAAAGCCGTTGGATTCATTCCGATATAAGGGATTTGCCCTGGATAGGAAGGCATAGATACTGATGGGAGAAACTGAGAGAAATTCATAGGGTCATAAGTGCCATCGCTTACGTTAGCTGCCGGCTGCTTAGACTGAACCAAATTGCCCTCCGGCATAAAATCACCCTTGGCTTGCCCTCCGGGATACAGCGGCGCCGCTTGCATCCCAAGCTTTGCTAAATCGCCAAGACCCGCCACTCCCTGCGCAATAGACCTCGCCCGTGCTGCCTCTTGTTCTCTGACCGCGAGCTGAGCGCCTTCGGCCTCTCCAAGTGAAAGACCGGCCAATGCGCCGGCAAGCCTTGCGTCTTCGGCTTTCTTCATCTGCTCAAGCTGGAACATGTCTTGGGCTACCTGTGCGTTCAGCTGACGCTCGGCCTCTGTGCGAGCCGCCATAACGCGCCCTGCGGCTGCACCAACGCCCCGCTGTTCGCCCTGAGTTGCCTCGGCTAATATGTCTGCCGCCTGCTGCCCTACGGCCTCGCGTTGAGCCTCGTATGCGGTCGTTGGGAGGGATAGTGCCTCTAGGTAATTGACGCCAAGTTGAGCCTTGGCTTCGCTGACTGCGCGCTGCGCTGACTCTCTAGCTTTTTCAGCGGCCTTGCGCTGCTTGCCGGCCTGAGCGAAAGACATAGCCGTTCCGGCGCCCGATACCGCTGCGCTTGATAAAGCAATAATTGCTGCTGTTTCTAGTCCCATAATTTTACAAGTTCATGTGCGTTGGTTGATGATGTAATAAATCCGGCATCTTTAAAATTCCGGATTGCATGTGCGTTATTTGTGACGGTAAAGACCGCGTTATATCCTGCTCTTTTAGCGCTTTGACACGCCTCTTCAAGCATGTCCTTGAGAATTAACCTGCGATTTGGTTTTTTGCGATATTCCCGATTTGACAGAACCCATGTTATCCAAGCTATTTTTGAATTAGTCATGTAAACCATGCAAGAGCATACGGGAACGTCTTCGTCAAAAGCAATAAAGCCAGTATCAGGAAGCATTTCTTTTGGAGGCGCAGATTCAAAACCCCATTCCCCCCACCACTTGGTGAGGATATTCTCGTAATCTCCGTCTTGAATTTGCCTAATTTTCATGCGTATGCAAAGATATTATTTTATGGAAAGCTCTTCATATAATCAATCTCAACTGAGAAAAGCTCCGATTGAGTTGCCGGAGTATGAGTAAGGGTCATCTGGGAATAGCCCCCTGATATGCCATACGATTCAGCCTGAGCGTTTTTGACAACAACAACAAAGATTCCGGCGGTCCCGACGGAGGGGTCTCCAAAATCATTAGTCGTAATTGTGTTTCCGGAAATAGCACTTATCGTTCCGCCAACACTCAAAGAAGGAACAGTTGCTCCAACGGGATTTCCATAAAAAATCCTGTCCCCAATAGAAATAGACGTGCTCAACTCTATATTGGCAGCAAACGTGAAAGTCCTCGTTAGTCCGGCGCCGGTTATTGGCGAAGCAATAATGCCAACACCTATCGTTGACCGGTTCTTAAAGTTAGGCGTAGTTACAAGGCCCGAATCATGTTTGATATTTGAGAAATACATCCCCTCCTTCAATACATATTGAGCCGTTGTGACGCTAGCCGTTTGCTGTGATTCATCCGTTGAAAAATCAGCCTGCCACGGAGCGTCGCTCTCAAGCGCTACTGCTTTAAATAGCTTTCGCTCCAATGGTCGCTCATTCACCATTGAGGTTATTGTTGAAATGCCCTGAACGGCATAAAAATTGCAGACAGGTACGCTCCCTGAATTGTGGACATAAAGTTGCCCGCCTTTAAAGCTATAAAAAGCATTGTTCATGCCAATCATAAACTCTGGGGAGTAACTGAAGAACGACGACCATCCTTGGGTCGGCTCGTTGTATGATACTGTAAATGCCATTAGCAGGTTCCTATTTGTGTAACGATTCCGTTTTGCACTCTTATCCACGCTTTAGGCGTTCCGTAATTAAGTGCATAATACCCATCGGCGACAAGGTTTTGAGAATATTCATCCGCAAACACCCAGTCATATAAACCAAACGAAGCGCCGGCTACGCCATTAACGTGCCCCTGATAAATCATGCTGTCCCTAGCCGCTCCACAAGCGAGTACAGATGTTGCATACATAGTTGTTGATGTAAACCCGTTTAGCAAAGCCGGGCAAAAAACGCGGGCCGAAGAAGCATATCCTCCGACATTGCAAGCCTCAACGATTCGTCCGCGCAACAAGTTTATGTCAGGGCTTGTCTTTGGAATATACAAAACCATTGTCCCCGGGTCGGCAAGAATGTTGACGGCTTCAGTTATATATTCAGAATTGGTAATGTTTGTCCAATTCCAAGCGGAATTGTAGTACTGATATAGCTTGAGTCCGGTTACAATAGTCGCGGCCGCATTACACGGATTTCCTGCCGTACCAAAAGTGTATCTCTCAGCAATAGGGGTGGCAGAGCCGTATGCTGCAAGTAGATTTTGAGCACTTCGCCTCCCCCTAATTTCGTATGTTGGATTTGGATACGCATCCTCTCCGAGTTGAAAGATAAATGCCGTTGACGATTGCGCAAGCGAAACATTCATTTCAACACGGACAGCTCCAGTTGCGCCTGACAACTCAACCTCAAATTCATACATTCCATTATTATTTCCGCTAAGGCTGGTTGACACCAATGTGTTGCATGGAATACTGCACCCAATCGAAAGGTCACTACAAGAAACCTCGGGCAACAAAATACCGCCCGATTGCTCTCTTAATATTCCGCAGTATTGATAATAACCATCGCTTGCCTTTATCGTTAAGGCAGACGTTGTGTAAACCGCGGTAGCAGTTGAAAATGTTTCGGAGTCAATATAGTAGATAGCCATTAGCAGTTTCCAGTTTTAATTACAACGCCAGAAGAGTTCAGTTCAAACCACCTAAAGGCGGAGTCATAATAGCTATACACGCCCGGATATGCCGTAAATGTGCAACTATTATCGTAATAAAATTGCTTTCCGATTGCGATACCACCTCCTTCATAATAAAGCGACATAACTATTCTTGCGCCACAGGCATCTACTGAGCTTGTGAAAACGCCGGTTGTTTGAACCTCTACGCATGTCGGACATGAAACATTACAATTACAACAAGCAGAAGCCGGAATTGTTGAATGATAACACATATCAATCGATACGGAGCGCCTATAATCCCAAATTAAATAAAGGTATGGGAACACTGTTCCAATGCTTATTGCGGTATTGTAAGCCTCATACGGCTCATAATCAACAACAGGGCCAGTTAATGCACTTGATGTTGCTGCTGAAATTAAGTTGTTAAGACCAACAGGTGTGTCAAAGGCGTAAAGAATATTTGAGCGAAGAACCCTAAACCTATCAAGGGATGTGTTAATTAAAAAGTCGCCACTTTCAATGCCATACATCGTTATTGGGTCGGAATTGATTGGTAAAAAAGCCGAACCGGGACGAATCGGAGGAAAAGTTGATAAATGAGAAATAATTGGATACGAAGTCCCAGATTGAGCTACAAATGCCTCAACATTCATCTGATTTGGATAAGTTCCAAAAGCAATAGACCCATTTAATCCAGCGTCATTAGCGTTTGTAAGTACGATTGCGTAAACGGTTACGAATGGAGCGCTTACGGGGCATGTTGTTGATAGCAAAAACCCAACTTCTCCACCGGCCGGAGTCACAATAATGTCCGCATAATCAAGATTTGGTAAATTTTTGTTAAATGTTACCGTTCCTCCAGTTGAAATCACGATGTTCCCGACATTCGCTGAATCATAAAATACACCAATGGTTCCATTGCCAACAATAGGCCCGCTAATAATTACGCTCGCATTGCCGACGTTTGATGGATAATAAACCCTTATTGTAGTGGGGACAGTAATATTTCCATAATATTTTTTGCCGGAGCACTCAATATAAGTTATAGGAGGGGCAGGTTCGTCGCCGACATGCAAAACGTAATCTTTTACAAATGGGTCGTATGCGCCTCTCACCGGAGCATTTTTGATTGGAGAAAACGAATCTCGGAAATAAGAGCGCATTCCAATATCGGAAATGACTAGTAGCTGTTCGCCTGATAGCTTTAATACGGCGCCTTTTTTTATGTCGGTAAAGTATATGTCATTGCCAAAAGACGCAAAACTTTCCGGCTGCTTACAAATACCAAACTCTTCTATCCTTGCAATCTGATTGCCTAATACCTCCGGGACACTTGCAACAGCTCCGCCTCCAGTTGAGTCAGCAAGAATGTTTTTGCCAACAAGAACTCTAGAAACTCTATCTTCTTGGAAGACCAATAGGTCCGTTTGCCTTGGGTGCATTCGTTGAATGCTTGCGTAAAGAGCCTCTAGGTTTTTAAAGTTAAGCAATCCAAGGTTAAACTCGTTAAGTTTATTCACATTGGATTCTCGATTGTAAACGCCGCTGTATGTTATGTCCGAAAAACGATGCACCTCGCTAAAGTCTGTTTCAGCAACAGACGTGACACGCTGACCAAGCAGAAACGAATCACCAACTATTGAGTCTTTTATCCTAAAACTCTCAACACCATTACCAAAGGCATAACAGTTGTAAAAATCAAGAATACTAACGCCAGATATTGACCCTATAATATCTTGGTTAACACTATTGCACAAATGATTTCCAGAGCCATCAATGCCAAAAGATTCGTGATTTTCGTAGTACAAATCCGGAAGCGCATCCGTTGGTTCAGTTTCAAAAACAAGGGCTCCTCCGGCTTTTTGAATTACTATTCTTGCTTCAATACGCGATGTCTTTACGTTAGGCCATGAGCAAGCAGGGCTTCCATGCCTAATTGTCAAATAAAGAGGATTGGTTGTCGCTGACCCTGTTGCATCCGAAGCAAATTGGTATCTGTTTGTGCCCTGTAAAAATCCCGGAACAGCACCCGCTCCAATAAGAACGGTGCTATTATACACATCACTATTTTGGCCGGCATCATCAGGACATCCATAATCCGGATGAATTGCCGCCGCAACATTTACGCCTTCTCCTAACCAAAAAAGTCTAAAATCAGAATAGTTCTGAGAAGCAACTATTTTTAAAGACAATAGAGAGTCAACTCTTCCACAAGCATTGCTATTTCCGCCGCAGTTTCTTCCAAATCGGAAGACCCAAATGCTAATGGTTACAACCGACCCGGCAGGTATATTCCAACGAGAAATAACTCCATTAACGGTATTAAAGCATGGTATTCGTAAAACAGCATAAGCATTTGTATTGCTCCCTCCTGTATCGGTTGATTCGGCCGTTAATGTTCCTGTATCAATGTAATTATTTGGGTTGAAATTTGCCGACCAACCATCATTTCTCAAACGCATATAAACGCCGGGCAACTCTTGGATGGGCTGCCCGGTTGTTGTTTGGTTTCCTAAAATCCAGTTCTCAAGCTTAGCCTCTTTATCAAGAACGACGGTGGTGACATAATTCTGCAATGCGCCTTGCGTATCGGATTTTACAATAAGCGTATCACCGGCTTTTACTTTGTTTTGAGACTCGCCGTCAAGCTTTACCCATATACCATTATCCAATGGGTCATTGTAAAAGATATTTGCGTAAATGGTATCGTAGCGCTCTTTCGTTGGCTTTATCACGAACTTATACCTCTTCGCCCACGATGGAGCCTTTTGAGATATAGGTATTGTGACCTTAATCCTATTCCTTGTATTTGAATTTCCGGCCGGGAAAAATACCGTATTATTCTGACTCGTAAGAGCGGTAGTTGACCGATTGTATTCGTCCATATAGACAATGCCGACTTGGTAATCACGATTGCTATGTAGGCTTTTTGGAACGCCAGCTTTTGAAATTGTGGCGGTTATTTTTTGAACTCTAAACCACTCGTATTTATCTATCGATAATGTGCTAGCATTTTGATAGGCCATTGCCGGAACGACAATTTCCAAGAATGTATTGCTGCCAAACCCCCAAGTAAAACCGGTCTTTAAAATTGTTGTTGAGCCAACGGCAAACTTGTTGTAATTAGGGGATATTGATGTCTTGTTGGATATTGCGCAAGCAAATCTATCCGTCAAAGAATTTCCAGTACACGACAATGGCAATCCATTGGATGACGCATAATAAATAGACGTAGTTCCTATTTTTTGTTGAAACTCAACAGAGTTCACCATTGAAACCCAACTAGCGTATGTCTTTTGAGTCGTGAACGTAAAGTTTATTGAAAATGCGTTTTGTGCTGGAATCCCAACAGATGTTTGAGCGCTTTCTAGCGTTAGCGTAAACGAAAAAACAAGCCCTTCTGGAATGTTGTTCTGATACGCGGCAGGAACGTCTATACGAAATTTCGCATTAGTTATTGTGGCAGGTGGAGCCGCCGTGTACCATCCGGAAGGATAGCCATAAGAAGACAATGTTGTCGGCATTGGCTCAGAAAGAATTTCCTCAGATAATGGTTGAACTCCATAGGTAATATTTACGCTATTGTTATCGCTGTCAATAAGATTGTACCCCTCAACATAATTTCCGTACATAAGCCTATTGCCCATAATCGCTTGGGCTTTGGCTTTGTGCGGCACATTGTCGTACAACCTAAACCACTCTGACGATGGAAGCGTCGTGTATATCTTGTTGTTTGAAAACAAGAAGTCATAAACAACATCATCGATAAGTGACTCTTTCTCCTTGTTTATCCGTTGAATAACCTTGATTTCATTTCCGCTTCCTTTTTTGTAACAAATCTCTATCTCTTTAACCAAAGAGCTTCCAGAGTTGTATGATATGTAGGCGGCATTGTATTGATTAATCATACCTTCGTTGAGGTATGTGCTTGGGTCAATAGAGAAATCAGAAGGCACAAAAGCTATTTCGCTAAATTGAGAAAGCGCGCTATACTCGCCATTCGCGTATCTATAACGATATGCAAACGATATGAAGTTTTCTTCTAGAAAATTTCCAACCGTTGAAATGTATGTGAGTGAAATCTGCGGAGCTGCACTAGGAGGCTTAACAATCACATTGAATACTTCTCCACTAAGAATGCCAGTGTAAGCCGACGTAATGTCTATGCGTCTTGGTGGATTTAAGTTGTCCGTCCAAAAAAGCAAATTCTCAACAATGCTGATGCCAGTAATCGGATAGTCATAGGAAAAATTCAAAAAGCCAGCAAAGTCAATGACATGATATGTCAAAGTTCCCAAATTAATGTCGTATGAAACGATAAGGTCGCATTTGTCATTGGTCGGATAACTCCCGCCCGGATTAAAGTCATGAATGAACCAATAAATGACCTCTCTAGATTCATCCTTGAATACGCCTATACACTTTGCGTTTACCGATATTTTTGCCTGCGTAGAAGGGTTATAGTATATCTCCGTAACCAACGAATTGCCACGGGCTTTTTCGACCGAACCAATTTCAGTAGACTCGGTAGAGCCGGTCCTTACATTTAAGGCATCAACATAGTCGCCGGGCGGAACAAGCCTCTCATCGAGGTCTTTGTTCATTTTGCCACCGGTATAGTTTATTACTGTCTTCATTTAATCCATTTATCGCGGCCCCTCATATTCATCAAGAGGCGACCCGGGTGAATGTTGCTAAGTCTAATTTTTGCATTCATCAAAAGAGCCCTTCGGTCTTTTTTGGCCCGGTTCACGATATATTCCTGAACACCAAAACGATTGTTCAAGATGGCGTATTTGATTGCAGCGTATATGTAATCTTCAAAAAGCTTGTTGATTTTAACGGAGCCATCATTGCCATTCTCCATGCCATCGGACACATACTCGATGACGCAAAGAAGTCCGCTCATGTTCGAACTAAAATTAATGACCCCACTCTGCTTGTCAATCTTGAAGACGGGGTTTCCATTGGCCGTCTCTGTATTCAGTCCATAGTTGCCGCCAATGCCCCACCGGAAATACCAAACGTCATCAATGCACCATCCGTAGTTGCCGTTGTATGGGCTTGATGGATTGACATACAGACTTGGCGCCGTATTGTTTATTCTGCCTAGGTCCAAGTCCGAATACTGCGGAGATAGCACGTTGCCATTTTGGTCGTAAAGCAACGCTCCGCTTTGGTCTTGTAGATAAGCCGTTGCGAAGTTGGTCTGAAAGTTTTCGCTGAGCGGGAATAGTACACCATTAACCTCTGCGGAAATCCGGACCCAATTCACATAATCAGATGGAAGAAAAATTTTCAAGTCGCTGCCAACCGGTAGCTCCAATACTTTAATCTCCTTGAGGGCATCGTAATTCAGCTCCTGTATTGCGCGCTTTGCAAAAAACAATACCTGATACCGGTTGATGTTATTGATAAGCTCATGGTTGCCCTGATACATCAACATGAAGTTGTTGACGATGTCCTCTAGCGACACATACTGATAGCTGCCCCAATTAGCGTCTTGAGGGGAATTGCCCCCATTGTCGTAATACTGATACTGAGTTATGTATGCCATTATGAACGCTCTTTTTGTAGGGTTTCCGTTTCGGTTGCCTGACCAAACTGATAGACATCGCCTTCGCGAATAGAGATTCCGGCATACTGAAGAATCCTTGCAATAAGCGCCGGCATGTCTGATTGCGGAAGCTCAAAGTCCATATAATCGGCGGCGCCTTGGTTAAAGATAGGGTCTCCATTGGCGCCAAACGAAAGCCATGTCCACTTGGGGACTCTAGGGTATCGAATGTACTGAGCAGAAACATTTTGAGTTATACTGCTCGGATACACGGTGATTCTTTGAGACAAACTCGAACCGGTTCCCGTCCCAGTCATTAAATAGGCCGGAAATGAAGTCGATGGCGCCGTAAGGTTTGAGGCTAAAAGCTGATTGATTTTATTCAGAGAAACCCGGTCAATAGGCTTCGTGAAATATAGGACATTCATCATGATGTAACAATCCGATGGCACTGAAAATGTTGCTCCGTTATGCGTCAACACAGACGTTGTGCTAAAGGTGTCAATGACCTCTTCGGTTATCTGTCTTAGGTCGGCGTATCCCGTTCCGGATTGCCGGGCATTCTCCTTGCGGATTTGGTCGTTATACAACTGAAAATAACCCTCAAACACATCAAGCTGCGCTTGCTGAGCGTATAAGTTAAAGTCCGACGGAGTTATGTATCCGTAGTTGTTCTTGTTTGCAACGGCGAGTACCGCATTTCTAACGTCGTCAATCATAAATGCAAAGATACTTTATTATACAAACAACACGGAACTAATGGTTACGGCGTCATTGTTGGGTACTTTTGGCAATGGCCCCAAGACATAATAAGAAACATCCGATTGACCGGCTAAAGTTACTTGCCCTAAAAACCATCGTTGTAGGTTATAGCTGGAGTCTGTAACTGAAAAAGTAACCGTGGCCGTATTTGTGCCGCCATAGTAAAAAACAACGGTGCTTGTCGTGGCTAAAACTGATTTTGCATCCTTGATGTTCAGCAGGGACGGAACGCCCGCCAAAGTGTTGATTTGCATAAATTCAGCCATACACAAAGGTAATAAAAAAGCCACCCTCCTGAGTTTCAGGGGGTGGCTTTTGAAATAGCTCAAATCAATTATGCAATAGCAATACTAGTTATCTTATTATTTGCGGCAGCTTCACCATTTGTAAAAGTAGCAGGTAAATCAGAAAAAACAACGCCTGTTTTAGCCGCGCCTAAAATAGAGGAAATTATTTCTCTTTGAAACCTGCCAGAGGTATCGGATGGAATAGTTATAGTAATTGTCTGCGTTCCACTAGCACCCGGATAATTAAGAACAACAGTTGTAGCGTTAGTAAAAATTCTCCGAACATTATCAACTTCTATGTATGTGTCAAAATTGGTTGGGGTGGTTAAATTTCCACCAAGTATTCGTATTAGTGCCATAATTTCAAAAAAGATTAAGCGTAGACGATAGAATTGATAGTTCTTACAAGACCATCGCCACCAATAATTGGGGGTAGGTCATAAATGCTCGATTTTTGGTCTGAAGAAGCAGCGCATATTGCATCGCAAAAATTACGGTGAGCAGTAAAAGTGTTGTCTGCTGAACTAAAAGTGACATCAGCAAAATCGGCTCCTGTGTCAATATTATTCACAACAAGCCGGCAAACAGTGTTAGAACTGGCCTGCATCACTAAGATGGAGTCCGGGTCCAATAAAATAGGGCCGTTTGTCGTAGTGGTCTGCTGTGCTGGTAAAATCCTCAAAAATTTAGCCATAGTCTTTAAGCTTGAACGGTTGTGTTAGAGTCAATAAATCGGCCATCAGGCAGCGTTCCGCCAACCTCAAAAAATCCAGTTGGAGCCAGTTCTTGAGAGTTAGCCGCTATAATGGCATTCATGATAATCTCATGGGTAGCTCCGCTATAATCAGAGCCAAAAGTAAATGTCAATGTATCAGCGCCCGGGTTTCCGGAGTCAAGGTCAACGACTACGGTATTCTGAGCCCCCGGCCTCATGTACAAAAAGTTTTCAACATTGTAGTAGTTGGGGCTTTGAGTTTCAAACGTATTCACATACGACATATCATATCCAGCCCAAGTCGCTAATGCAGAACTCTTTGCCACCCTGTTTGTGTTTCCGCCTGAAGACGAAACAACAACAAAAGAGTTTGCTGCGGTAGACGCTGCTGCTGACCACATCTGTGATGTAGCGTCTGTGTTTGGGGTTGTTTGAACAGTAAAAGCTGTTCCGTTTGCACTCGTAGTAATCCTAGTTGCCCCGGGTCCAACTTGTGATAAGATAACCATTCCGGCCGTTCCGTCGCTTGCTGCTGCCACATAAGTGCCCGTTGCTAGGGTGGTCTGAACGGTCCAAGTGACTCCATCTTGAGTTCCAGTAGCAGCTCCAGCAGCTCCACCCGTTGAGGTTATTGCAACGACCGTTGTTCCAAGTCTTACCAACTCAATCCAAGCGCCAGCAAGACCGCCGGCTTGAGTGTTCCAACTAGTTATATTCTCGGCATTTCCAGTGATAAATGCAGTTCCAGCAGCTCCGTCGTTTCTGCAAGCAATCCAAGTGGTTCCACTCCAAACAACGCTTTGATAAGCGGCATTAAGTACCGGATAAGCACCAACAGCTGTCCAAGTATTGCCGTCTGTACTTTGATGAGCAGTTCCGCTTGTGCCTACGGCAAGGAATCTTGTCCCACTCCAAGCAACGCAAGTTAAAGCATCTGTAACAGGAGTTGCTGCTAAGGCCCACGTTAGTCCGGAATCTGTACTTCGCATAATATGGTTTATGTTTCCTCCAACAGCTACGGCAACAAAGGTGGTGCCTCCGTTGTGAGCAATGTGCGACCAGTTTTTACTTAATGCACTGGCTAGTTCAATAAATGACCAAGTGACACCTCCGTCCGTGCTTCTAGCGGCCCTAAATCTTCCGGTATTTGCCAAAGCAACAACTGTATTCCCGTTTGCCGCTACGGCAGTCCATAAACTATTAGTTGCTGGTCCTACGGGTAATTTTAAAAATTTTGCCATATTATTATCCTAAAGCGATAGAGGTAATTGGTGACGCTGAACTTGGAAGAGTGTCATAAGTATACACATTCATTGCGTTTGAATATCCATTGGTGCTCGCCGTTGCAATAGCCTCAATGAAAGAAACGATATTAGCCGTGCTGGCCGGTGATATAGATACGACAATCACATCCCTTGTCGCCAAGAAATTACGATTGATGCGAAGAGCCGCAGTCGTAGTGCTAGTCCATCTAGCATCGCAAATCTTGCTCAAATTAATGTAGTGAGAAGCCAATCCGGACGTATTATTTGAAGGAGTCTGAGCCATTACTGACTTAGCAAACTTAATGAACTTTACCATACTAGAACTTTTGGCAAATATACTAATTATTCAGAGATATATTTTTCAAGCGTAGCCATCACTTCAGCTCCTTCTTCGGTCACGAAATAAGAGCTAACCGCCTCATGGGCATCTTGACCGGCCGGAATGATAAGCAATTTTGACTTATTATTGGTCAAATTGTAATGAACAGCATTTCTTTTTACAACAAGAGTCCCATAGTCAAATAGGCGGGCGACCAAGCCATCATGAGCGACATTTGGGTCGTTGACGATTGACAAAAACTCTTCTGGATTGTTTTTTGCATAAATGATAATGTCTCGCTTTAACTCCTGCGTACTAATCCGAGAGGGGTCAATACTGAGAGCAATTCGAGCAACATTCTCCATCATGGCATAGTCGATTGTTCTAGCCTTGGACAAAGCGTCAGCTTCAAGCTCTAGCCAATCAAGTTCTTTTTGTGCATCTTTCTTGCTATCAACCTCGACAAATGAAGTCCCATTGTCTGGATGTAATTCGAGAAATTTTTGAAGAACGGGGTTTGAGTCTTCAACTCTTAAAAAGCCATCTTCAAAAATGATAGGTTCAAGGATAAAATTGCCATCTTGTTCATCAACAAAAGGGCTTTTTTGATTTCGAGCGTAGCGTAGCTCGCGATTGACCTTGCCGTCAAAATGGTAAAGTCTTTTTGCGATTGTGTTTCTGCTTGCAAGCATAAAGCTCATAGGCGCAGCGCCTCCGGTTAGTTTATAGATTTTAGGCATTTGATTTGAATTTAAAGGTTAAAAAAAATAAAGGAGGGGGTGTTCAAACACCCCCTCCTTCGGTAATCGTTTAGGCTCGGAACAAGAAGAAGTTGTTGGAACCAAGTGTGCAAACACAACGCTCAGATAGGTAGTGGACCTCCATTGCGTCAAGGTCGCTTGTTGCAGCGCCTCCGGCAGAACCGGTCGCCCAAGTTTTGAACTTCCTGTCTTCTGACTCGGTTTGGCGATAACGAACGTGCAAGAATGGGCGCTTGGCGTTTTGGCCCATTACTTGGTCGTAAACATTGGTAGAGCCCGCAGGCACAAGCATTCCATTGATTGCGCCACCAACAGTACCGGTTGCAGTACCCTGACCGCGCATAGTGGGGTCATTCAGGTATTTCCAGTCGGTCTTGTAGAAATCGTAACCGCGACGGAAGCCACGGAAGCCGAGGTTCAAAGCCATCTGCTCGCTGTTGTTGAACAAACCGTAAGATGTTCCACCAACACCGTAAGAGTTCTGAGCGGCCAAGAAGTCGTCCATGGCGAAAGAGGCAGCACGGTTTACGAACAGGGCATTCTCCTCAATAGCACCCTGCTTGTCAAGACGCTGAACAATCGCGTCAAAGTCAACAAGGCTAGTAGGATAACCACCACTGAATACGTTTCCGTTTGCAGCGACTTCAAAGAAGACGCCCTTTGTGCCTTTCAGCGCAGGAGAAACAGCAATAGCACCAGAAGCCGTTTCAGCAGGAACCGCCTCAAGCATAGATGACTCTAGATAATCTTCAAAGCGAAGACGGGTTTCGTGTTCGGCCTTCATGTACCACAAATATCCAGAAGCCCCGTTTTCGGCAGTGACTTCGACCCAGCCAATTTGGGTCATGTCAGAACCGGTCACGGTGAATTTGTCCTTCAAAATGATAGGGTTGTTGTCTTTGAAAATGTCAAAAGACTGAACCGACTGAGTCATTCCGGCAGAACCTTTTGCAAATTCAGAGCCATATACCCATAAGGTAAAAGTGTTGGAGGCACCGGCAACGCCGATACCAGCCCCTTCGTAAAAGGCAACGGTAACAGTTCCATCAGCAACAGCGGTTACAACTGCGTGATTAACGACTGAGCCATTTTCTTGCTGAACAAGAAGGGTTTGGCCAATACGAATACCGTTTACGTTGTTTGTTCCTGTTCCACCCAAAAGAGGGTTGTTTGCAGGGGTTTGATACTGAGTTGCCGGAGTGATGGTGAAAACCGCGGTGTCAGCGTTAAGAATCGCTGGAGTGGTACAGCCGGTATATTTAACGTGAAGACGGCCTTGCTCTGCCCATTTGATAAGGTCGGAAGCACAAGGCATTTCAGCACCTACCATACGCAAGAAACCCGAGATACTACGATTACCATAGCGCTCAAATTCTGACTCATAAATATCTGGCAAATACTGATTTAAAAAGTTGAAGTTAGAACTATCAATATAGTTCGTGGCGGTTGTTTGCCTATTAATACTAGGCTGCAACGCAAAAGTTGGAGAAGCTAAAACTGGCATTTTTAAGAAGTTTTAAAGGGTCTAATTTTTAATCCCATTCCTGACGATGTTGGGCTTACATCTGCAACTTTGACTCCTCCGGTTGTTGTAACTGGCTGTCCGGAAGTTCGAATATCCATGTTGATATTCTTGCTTCTTTTTGCCATGTCTTCCGTAGCAGAGGCTACGCCTTGCTCGTAGAAGAACTTTGCAAACTTGTCCGGGTTCATCGCGATTGAAAGAGCCTTATGATAACCAGCAGCATCCTTAATCAATCCCTGCTCGTCGATAAACTTTGAAATAAGGTTTACCGGAGTAGAGTTTTGACTTTTGATTTCAGAAGCTTCACCGGGCATGAAAGTGTACTTTTTTTCACCGATGCCGAACTCAAAACCTTTGAACTCGGGTGAGAAAAGTTCTTCCGTCTTTTTTTGGAACCACTCTCCTTTCCGCTTTGCCTCTTGCTGCTCGCCATTGGCTCTGTCGAGGTACTCTTTGTATTGTTTGTACTCGGGCGATTCTTCGGGCAAGCTCCCTCTTGACTCAAGCGGAACTTTGTATTGCTCTTTTAAATCGTTAAAGTACTTTTTTGCTTTGGCTAATTCCCTTTTCTTGGCGGCCTTTTTCTTTTTGACATCCGACTCTTGGTCTAAGTCTTCATCGTATCCAAACTTGTCAGCTAGGATTCCGACGGCGTCTTCCCGGTCCAAATATTCTTCTTGGGCTATGGTGTAGTCCAAAAGAAGTTGGTCGGGGTCAGCCGAGTCAAAGTCTTGATTGAGCTTCATGAAATCGCCAATTCCCCGACCGGTCTCTTTCTTATACTTGAGAAATGCAGACACGTCCTCGGGTAATTGCTCTGGCTGTTGAGGCGCAACAAGAAGGTCGTCAATAGAGGTAATCTCTTTTTTGTACCTTTCTTTAATAAATGAAAGAACGTCACCCTCTTCGATACTTGGTTTCGCAGCGGGCTCCGGGGCGGGCGGAGTCTGCTGTTGTTGTTGTTGCGCCTCAAGCTGAGCTTGATTTTGCTGTTCCTTTTCTTGAATAGATGGTTGCCCAGCTGAATCAAGTGCTCTGACTTTAAATTCACTCATAAGATTAGATTTAGTTGCAAAGATATAAAAAATTAACGAGGGCTAAATTCGGCCAAATCAAAGCCGTCTAAGCTGTCTTCGTTTGATTCAAACCTCATTGGCGGAAGGTTGTTTTTGCGTTGGTCAATCAGGCTAGATTGCTGCGTGTTTTGAAGCCCTATGCGTTTTGCCTTTTCTTTTTCCCGGGCAGCCTCTCGTTCGGATAATGTTTTGCCCTGCATTTCAGCAAGTTGAATATTATACTCAAATTCACGTTGCATCAGCAAGCTCTTCGCTTCAACCTCGGCCTTCATTCGCTCAATCTCAAAAGCGACCTCCGCTTGCTTGACCTTCATATCGGCTTCAGCCTGCGCATTGACCTTCATCATAGTCGTCTGAGCGGCCATCTTCTGAGACTCCATATTTCCTTGAATAGCCATTTGCTGCTTCTGCATTTCGTTGGCCTGAAGGTTCTCAAGGTTCTTTCGGCGTTTCAGCTTGAGCAGCTGATTGGCCATCTTGATATTCTTTATCTCGCGAATATCAATCGCGTCTTCAAGGTTGATGTCGCCTTTTTGTAACGCCATCTGAATATTGGCCTCCATTTGGCTTCTTTCTTCTTCGTCCGGAGCGACCTCAATGAATATTCCAAAGTCATAAATGTACAAGTCCTTGATTTCATCAAGCAACGCGACATTGTAGCGACCTATCTGAGAAATAAACTCTTCTTTAAATGGCGCGTATTCAAGGACATCCGAGATACGGCATGTCAAAGCCTCTGAAAGACTTTTTGTTATGTAAACGGATGCGTCAAGAATATGGCGCGTTGCCGTATTGGAGTTCATTGCGGCAAGTTTCTGCACGCCGACCAACGACCGAGAATCCGGAACTGTGCCGTCCCTCGCTTCATTAAGACCGGTTACGGCCCTAATCATTCCTAGGTAATGGTTATAGTTCCCGATAAGAGCCGCCATTTTTTGCTGGCCGGAACTCGAGTTAAGCTCCTGAATTGGAATCCGGGCATTGTTGAACTCGCCATCTTGCGTATAGCTACGCCCTACGACGCTACCTGTCTGGAAGTAAAGCCTCAAGGCGTCCTCTGGATTGTATGCCTGGCCGTTCCCTAGGTCAACATCGTTGACACCATCAGCGTCAAGAAAAACACCATCGGGGACCATACGAGCAACTACTTGCTGAAGCTTCAGGTGCGTCAGCTGAATGAGGTCTGCAAACGGAATCATCCGGCGTACTAAGGACTCAATGTTCCCTTTGTACATCCTTGGAGCGCATGCTACATAATTTGGAACGGCATTCTGGGATGCAGACTTAGGACGGACCATGTTTTCCATCACCTGCCATTTAAGCATAATGTTGGTCCCCATAACCATAATGCCCTCATACCAAACGTCAATAGTCTTTGTGACGCGCTCGAACCCCTGCTCCTCCATCATTTCTTCGGGAGGATTAAAGTTTTCGTCTTTCTCGATTATTCTTTCTCCGCCGTTGTCAAGTTTTTTCTTTTTGTAAACAAACGTCTTAGTGGTTTTGTAATTAAAGAAAAGAAGTGTAGCGGTATCGCTTTTAAAAAGGCTATTGTCATAAAATTGAGATACATTATAGTAGTCGTACCAAGACTGACTGTACTTGGATATTTCTTCAAGTTGCTCGTTGTTTAATCCGGGCTTTATCTTAGGCAGCTCGGTCAATGGGACAGTCTTGATTTCGCCCCAATAGAAACAATCCCTAAAATAGGGGTCTTCAGTATAGCTATAAACCACGTTTGCCGGGTCAACGTACTCAACCCGTATACCATCCCCGGGATAAAATTGGTGCTTACATATTCCAATGCCTAAAACGGTAAGGTCATAGTCAATCCTTTTCCTTAGGTCATTATACCGATTGTCCTCCAATACAGTAGAAATGGCTTCTTCCTCCGCAATCTCAATAGCCGGCTTGTAGTTGAGCTGCATGTAAAGTTGCAACTCTTGGTCGTTTTCTGGTAAGTCTTCCGGATTAATGGCAAATCCATTAACGCCCATGTTTTTCTGAAGACTCATAAATAGCTCTTTACCAGCCATTTGAGTCTCAATCATGTCCTGATACCGGTTTCTCCGAGAAGAAGACATGCCGTCTTGGGCAAAAGCCTTAATCTTAAAAAACCTGTCTGACATGCCGTTTACAACGATGTCAACGAATTTTGGCAAAATAGGAACCGGCGTCCAGTCTAGATTTAAATAGGACAAATCCCCATTTACGGACATCTCGTTCTTATACTTTTCAACCGATTGTTCGCCCCTTGCATAAAGCTTTAGGTAGTGAAAATCCCTCCATTGAGAGTAAAATCGTCCAGAACGAGAGTCCTTCCTAAACCACTCATATTGAATGGCTTGGCCAATTCTTAACCCAAACGCCTC